TTTTTACTTCTCGAACAAATGATCTCGCTAGTTCAACCCTAGCCAGTCTAGTCAATAAGATAGCCACTATTTTTACCTATTAAGAGATGGTAATGGTCCAAGTGACCGTCATTGTATCTGCTGCCCCTTTGTTGATTACAGCAAAAACTGTCCTACAAAGCATAGTACCTCCAGACTCGTCATTGAAGATTCCTGCTTCTGTCAATGAACCAGTTCCTGTTCCTGGTTCAAATTCCGCTGTATAAACCATGTTAGCACCATTAGCTGCTCCACCGTCCAAAACAACTCTAGCAAGTTCAGTGCCAAGAGCAGTATCGGTGCTGGCGGCTGCTGTGGTATCAGTACCAACTGCCATGTGTGACATTACACCGGAAGATGCGTCTTCCATGCGTGAAGCAATGAAAGCTAGACCAGTGTCTACTACTAGATTTGGTACAGTAAAATCTTCTTTGACTTTACCGTTTTTATCTCTAACTACAATGTTTACTTTACCTGTAGCTTTTGTTCTTTCAGATTTGAGCATTTTTGTCTCCAAATATTAGAATGTGCCTAAAGTAATGCCTGTAACATAATCTTCAGCGAAGTATGTTGGGGCATAAGTTTGCGGCCCGGTTATTGTTCCACTGTCTGAAGTTGTAGCAGAATCAGATTGTGAAGTTGTAGATAATTTACTAACTGCTTCAGAAACACTTGAAGAATCAGTCAGAGGCTTAGTTGTATTTATAACAGAAACAGAAGAGGCTGTAAGAATATTAGAGATTGATTTCTCTAAAGTTTTGAATACTCCTGGTCCATGATAGAAACCAGGCAAATACCCCGTTTCTACATATAGGGAACTATCGTAGTCGTCAGATGCTCCCACTGTTTCAAACACGGGCAAACCAAAGACATACAGATACTCGAATAGTTCAGATGTAGATAAAATATCAGTAACTGGCAATTCTACGCCAATCGCAAAATAATCAGACGTAGATAAACTTTCTGCAAATGCTCGCAAGAAAGAAATTTCTTTTTCAAAAGATTCTATTACAGATGCTTGTGATTCTAGTACTTTGTTTATTGTCTTAAATACTCCAGGACCATGATATGCAAAAGGTAGATAGTCTGATTCTACATATAAATCATCTGCATACTCATCAAGTGTTGTCGCTACATCTGAATGATTTTTGTCAAAATCAAATACTTCTGCATGAGTAGTTGATGCGACATCATTAAAGTCTCTAAACCATTCAACAACAATCGTAACAACATCTGGCGAAGTAACAATATCTTCAGTCTTAAATTCGTGTAGATGTAATCCTTCAGTTTCTATTGTAAAGAACGGAGCAAAGCCAACATTATTTTTAATAATTAGATCGCCAAATACTTCCATGCCTGCTGGATGCATTATTTCTTTGAATCGCTTCTTCCAACTACTTTCAGGCATAGTTGATTTAATTATATAAGAATAGCTCTGATATCTGTAGTTATCTTGTATTTTATTGGCGTCAGATAATTTTCCTCTATCGTCTTTAAATTTTCCTTCTTCAACAAAAAGATATCCAGTAGTTATTGTAAGACGTACAGCTTCCCGTATACTAGAACCTATACCAATGTTAAATTCAGCCTCAGTAAATCTTCTACCTGGATTTATAATTGAAAACGAAGTAGGAGCATTTCTAGTATCAATATTTTGTATTCTTATGATGCCGTTATTGTTTCCGCCCGGTTCATTGACTGTATAAATTTGACCAACGGAGAATCCTGCATTAAGATCTCCTATTCGAATCACAAGGCCGCTATTGTAGTCCTCGGCATCGATTGTTGCCGTCGCTTCAAAAATTGTTCCTACGTTGTTATCTGCTGCTCCTAGCAAAGTGTAATCTGTATCGCCTGTAGTAACAATTTTGTATTCTCTGCCAACAACAATATTCTTGGCAGGAATAATAATAGGATATTCAGAAGCAGAAACAGAAGAAATACATCTGTCTAAATAAGCTCTTATATTTTCTTCTTCCGCAGTTGCTCCTCTCTCAAGAATAAATGTTCTTACATTAGAGGTATCAAAAGAAAGATCATACTCACCATCAGTATATCCAGTTCCTCCATCATTTTTAATGATTGAAGTGACAACTCCATCCGACACAACCGCTCTAGCTGAAAAGTCTATGCCAGAACCTGCGCCAGACAGCACTATAGTAGGTGCTGCTGTGTACTGTAAACCACCATCAGTCAATTCAATATTTGTTACAGTTCCACCAGATACGGTAGCTTTTGCCGCTGCTCCAGCACCTGGACCAGGAATAGAAGTAATTCCTTCTGGTAATTTTATCTGAATCTGATATACTTGAGGAGAAGTATATGCTATTTTAGAAACTTTAGGAATAGTTATGGGAACAGTTCTAGGAATAGTAACAGATCCAATTGTTTCATAATATATTAAATCTGCAATAGTTCCATTTAAATTTTGTACATCGAAATTATCATAACCGGCAGTCGCATATACGAAGTTATCTTGTATCCATATACCGTCAGAAGCCCTAAGTATGTTTTTACTTGGAAAATATACATCAACTTCTTCATCATAAATTAGCTTAAAATATGCTTTAATCGATCTAACAGAACCTTTAGATTCGTATATGTTCTTTATTTTTTTGAGTAAAGTTTTTCTGTCTGCTTGCAGTAGTTGAGGAAACTCTTTAGCAAGTTCTAATGCTCTTTTGTTAAGTTCTTCGTCATTAATATCGTCTATATCTGAATAGTTTTTATTCAAAAGAAGATTGGCAGGATTTCCATCAGAATCCATATACTCATAATACTTTTCAATGAAAGTAATAAATCGAGTATAATCATCACGTATAAATTCAGGAACAGTGTACTTGACTCCTATAGAGCTTTGTTCTTCGTATTCAGTAGGAGTGCCAGTTGCAAAACCAAGCACAGCAGTTAAAACCGCACCAGTTCCACCAGTTGAATCTGTTACAGTTACCGTGGGAGCACTAGTATAGCCACTGCCTATATTTGTTACGTTTACTGTAGTTATTACACCACCAAGAACACTTGCTGTTGCAGTTGCACCAGTTCCTCCTCCTCCTGATATTGTTATAGTAGGAAGAGTTGCTGACTCTGCGCTGTATCCAGAACCACCATTTTCAATAGTGATGCTAGAAACATACTTTAAAAACTCTGGTATTTGATGTGACATTAATAGCCTTCGACTTCTGTAGATACTACTATTTCTAAGCCTTTTCTAGATCCAGTAACAGAATTAACAACGCTGTCATCTAGTGTAAGTATTGTATTTTTAGCAGGCTTTGCAACAACTGCCGCAGTCGATATATCAGACTGTCTTGTTAGAGTGCTAGTAACAATATCCTTTGAATCATCATGCGGTCTTGTTCTGAATTTTAATTCAGTATCATTGCCGTATAGAGAAACTACTGTTACACCATTCAAAGATATTGCACCAGTGCTATAATCTATAGTGCCTACATTTGCAATTTTAGTTCCACTAGTATCCACAATAGAAACAATGCCTGTTCCATTATAAGCAGGAGGAACAACCCCTGTATTAGGAGTATCTTGGAATTTAACTTTATATGTAGTTCCAGTTACAGTAATATTTGCCCAGTTACTATGCAATTCTCTAGGTTGAATTCTACTATTAAAAGTAAAATTATAGTTGCTGTTTAATCCTGTCAATGCAGTAATTCTTTTCTGCAAAGTTGGAGTTATGTTCACAGATACTATAGAATTTGATACAGATTTTACGGCATTGTGTACAGTAGAATAATAAAAGTTTTTGTTTAGTTGATTGAGATCAGTGCTAAAGTAATTTGTAATTGCGGTGCTGGCCGCTTGTGATATCTGTCCTGAAGTCAACGATGTTCTTGAAGAGTCATAAACGATACCAACTCTGAGTCCTATGTAAGTGTACTCAGGATCAACAAACTCTGGCAATACAGCAACCGGTGCTCGTGGAGAAATCAAAGTGTTTATGATTCTGTCTTTCACCTCGTCTGTTATTATTTGTCCTTCGACAGGATCTAAGGAGATGAAAACTTTTCCGTATATAGGAGGATCGTTATTTTCTCCTCCCCAAACAGAACATGATTGGACACTAGGATTGTCGGCAAGAATAAGACTTCTATAGTCTGATGCTGATACTGCTCTTTCTCGAACTTGATTATAGATAGGAGCAGTCTTTCTTATGCTATCAATACTTTCTCTAGCTGCGCCGCCTGATGCCTTGACAGTGTTTGCTGTGTCAAAACTTTTAACTTCGTCAGTTCCATTTGTGAGTGTTGCTCCAACTTGAAAGCCTCTCGCACCATTTGCTTCTGCGCCAGAAGTTACGAGATAATCTATAATTACAATGTTTCCAGTTTCTAGTTTTTTGCCAAATACTCCGTCACCAAATCTTATGATGTATTTGCCGTCATGTCCTTCTTCTAGAAAATACGCACTGGTAGTAGTTTTTAAATCTAAAACTCCAGTAGATAATTGATAAGTCTCTAGAGTTAGATCAGAGTTAGATGCTTGAACTCTAACTCGTAGTGTAGAAGTGTCCACTCCATCATTTGGTATAGTAAGAGGACCAGATACAGTATTTGAATCTATGAAAAATCTATTTGAAACTCTTGTGCCTTCTTTAATCGCTAGATTATTAAAAACAAATTTTTCTACGCCATCAATAGTCTGGATTGTGGTAGTGACATCTGATTCTGGGTAAAATTCAAAACTTGTTCCACCGCTCTGTGAAGAAAATATAGTGTTTCTTGAAAGAGTAAGAGTAGACTCAGTATATGAAGAAGAAGGGACAACAGAAAAATCTACAAATGCTGTGGCTGCTCTTGTTGATCTTGGTGTGTAACCCAAAGACTTAGCAATAGAAACCACAGAGTTTCTTTTAATAGCAGAGTCTAAAAAGGATTCATTAGCAAGCATGTGAGCAAGTACTGCATTATAGTGTGTATTGTATGCTAGAGTATCCAGCAAGACAGACAACGCAGAACCTTCAAAGTCATAATCTCTGAACTCATCTTGCGCTTGCATGAAGGTTTTTAGAGATTGTTTGATTTGATCGAAATCTAATTCGGATACATTAAGTTGTGCCATTGTTCTACCTTAATCTTTTTAAGTTGGCCGTAAGTGTCTGAGGTCTAGCAATACCCACAATAAAGAATGTCAACGTAACTTCATATGAATTAGTATCAAAATTAGGGCTTACTACTATAGTTTCAACTCTTGCCCTAGGCTCATAAGAAGTAATCAAATCTAATATAGTTCTCTGAATGATGCTTGCAAAATTTGAACTCATTGGCTCAAATAATAGTCCTCTTAAATTTGCTCCTTTCTGAGGAGCAAAAGGACGCTCATAAAAGTTAGTAAGCATCAATATCTTTATTGATTGTTTTACTGCGTTTACATCTAATTTTTTAGAGACATCACCTGTCAATGGATTTGCAGTGAATGCTAAATCCAAATCTTTGTAAAGTCTAGATATTTTAAGAGTGTCGTTTGCCATTTTAGTATTTATAACTCTTTTCGTTATAGGCCGATAGAATCTGGTAAGTCTACGTTAATAAAAGATTCGCCTTTTGCCTGCTTAACTTCTCGTATATCGTATACAAAATCTTTAATTTCTGGTATTTGTATACCCAATAGATCAGCAATTGCACTCTTCTTAGGAGTAGTTATAGGTGTTCCTTTCAAAACAAATCCTGCTCCATCTTCTTCAAAATTTGGAATCTTCTTACAGAGATTATCTAAATCTAAAGCCCCTTGTTTCAATAAGTTGGGTATATCATCAATAGCAACATCGCCTAAATCTAGTCCATCGTATTTTGTTTTCAAGTTATAAACTTCATTTTTTATATCATCGACTGCTAGTTTGGCTGCTAATATATCTGATGCAAATCCTTCGATGTCAGCTTGAAGACCTTTTATCTCTTCTGGAACCTCAATCTCTGGTAAAAATTCTTTTAGTTTAGAAGTAACTAAAGCCTCAATCTGAGCAGTGTCTTGTGCCATTGCAATGATAGCCGCAGCGTCTTTCACTGCTTGAGAAATCTCTGGACGAATGGGAATCTTATCGACAATACCGTCAATAATTTCATCTGTTGTTCCTAGAGACTGAGTAAGCTCTACTAGTTTTTCAGTAGCTCCGCATAAACTCATTTCTTATTCCTATGGTACTGGTGGAGTCATGTTAGCAGGATGCTTATGTGTTCCAAGAACAATAGGTCCTTGTCTCACGATTGTGCCACTTGCAACGCCGACTACTGTGTAATTGCCTGTATGTGTAGTATTTCCAATAATACTTCTAGCAGGAGCGATTGTATTCTGTGCTGTGGACTTTAACACTTGTGCGCCAATTGAAGACAAAGTTTGCAACCCTGTAGCTTCTACTAACTGAACTGCGCCAGTTAATGTTTGATTGACTGCGGCTGCTAGAGACATGTTCAAGGACATTGCTTTAAAACTTCCTATAGGCGCACTCGCACTAACACTTCCTGTAGTACTCATTATTTTGAATCCTAGTATAGAAGTGTGACTAGTAGAGCCAACAGATATTGCTGAAATACTTCCACCTACCGTAGTAAACTTGTCCCCGCCTACAGTTTGAGTATTATTTCCAATGATAGTGTCTGTATGATTGCCTCCAGTTCTAAACGAACTGCTACGAGAGACGTTCGTACTTTGACCAGACAATACTTCTGTCATATCATTGCCGACAACTTTTGTTATTCTATCACCACCAACTGTAGTGAAAAGATTGCCGCCAATTTCTTGATACATATCACCAGTTACGAGCATTCTTGCATCGCCGCCGATTGTTACATCACACGTGCCTTTAATGTAGACTTTTTTGTCTTTTAGTGTTATCTCGTATTCATCACCAACAACTTTCGTAGTCTTTGAGCCGTCTGCTTGTATCTCATAGAAAGTACCAGCGTTATGATACTCGTGAATGCGACCGTTGTTTGGAGTGTCATCAACTTCAAACACATGACCGGTTTCAGTTTCAGTTACTTTATTGTATGGATATGCTGAAGTTTTGTTATCAACATTTGGCGCTTGATTTGGCGCATTATACTGCCATCCCTCTTCGCCAAAGCGAGGATGTGGCTCTTCCCAAATCTCTCTATCGTATACTGCTCCTGCTTTGTCGTCTTGTATGGATTCAATATGAGGAGCAGCGGCTCTTGGTATTGCTTCTTGACGAGTAGCTCTTTTGTTAATAAGAGATTGATGTCCCTCTGCAACTGCGTTTCTTGCTAGTCGTGAAAGATCAGGCTCCTGTAGACCATTTAGACCGCTTTCTCCTTCTCTAGGATACACCCCATGTGGATCAGCAAATCCTTTTTTGGAATCTGTTCTTTTATTTCTTGGCTTACCTGGCAATGTTCCAAAAATAATTGGAACTTGTTCATCTTCTCCGTCACTGAAAAAGCCAACTACAGTTGTTCCTTCAACATATGCAGGAGTTTCGCCTACTCCAGAAATGCTCGCAGAAGTCATCGGCATAATAGGAACTGCCCAAGGCAATTCTGTAGTAGGAAGTTCTCCTAAGTCTTCGGTATGATAACCAATAATACGAACCTTACATCTGCCCAATTGAGCAGGATCCGCTCTATCTTCTACTACACCTATCCACCACTTAAAATTAGGATACATCTATTCTTCTCCTTCCAAAGCGGCATTCTCTGGTGAAGAAGAAAGTCCATTCTTTATCAATTCTGTTTCCATAACGTGTCTATCTGAAGTTATCTTGTGATGTATTGCTGATATAATATATAGACCAGACAGCAAAGGATCAAGAACAGCAGTCAAATCATCTGACGGTGGTTCGGGTGAAGGATGCAATAAACTTATTAAATTTCCAACTTGTATATCTGTTCGACCTGGAACTGTCATGAGAAATTTATTATTATCAAACGAATTCAGATAACTTTGTCTAAACAGAATTCTATCTGCTGTGTAATTAGAAGTTGAACCATCTGGCAAATCTTCTTCATCTGTCAATCCATAATCATTAAAAAGTCCTGTATTGAAAGAATAGAAGTCTTTTTTTGCTAGAGGATTTCTTTTTATATTCGAAGGCAGTATGTTTGTAGGACCGGTCTTGTAAAACTTATTCATATCTTTCGTAAAATCAAAATTCTTATGAATAATTTTTTTGGTGTACAAATCATATCCATCTACACTGGAAGAAAATGCCCCTTTATTGTTTCCATCCATTACATCAATAGTAGTAAGCATTTTCAAATTTTCAATACGTGTTATCTCGTCTGGCATTCTGTTGCCAACAAAACCAACGTCACTAATTCTTCTTGGCATTTTAGCGCCATCTCTTTCTAAAACATATTCGTCAAATACTGCATCTCTTCTCTGTACATATATTAAACTTTCTATACTTGCAAAATAAAACGCTTTGTTCGACTCAAAGAAAAGATAATCAGAGCCTAGAAGAGAGGCGCCTTTTGCTTTCTTAGATAGATAATTCATATTTTTAAAAGGAGACCAGTGATTGGATACATACTTGACTTTTCTCGTATGTGGTGCATCAAGAATAACTAATGGTCTATCGAGTTCTAAAAAATCTTCGTATATACTTTTTGCAACGGCATCTGTAGTATCATTGTAAGATTTTCTTATTGTCGTTGTTTGTTGTTCGTATCCTTCAATTGACATGAACGAAATATTATAAAATTGTGACCTATCATCATTAAGAACTCTATCATAGATAGCATATATTTGAAATGTCTTTTCTATTACATTATCTGGATTATCTTCTAGTGTTGGAGTTCTGAGTTTAATTGTAATATACTCATTTCCCAGAATAGGAAGATTAGATATTAGGTTTGTTGCATCTGCAAGCACGACATTGCCAGTCATGCACGGAGAAAACAAATCTTCGTACAAATTTATCTCTATCATAAACTCGGTGATGTCAGCAAATTCTTCAGTCGTAGGACTTGTTATAATTAGCTTTTCTAGTTTAAAATCACCGGCTTGTACGAGAACTTCATCTTCCATATTATTTCGCCATCAAACTCTTGTAACTTGTAACAAACTGTGCCAAAAACTCTGGCTTCAATACAAATATTTGTCTCTTCTTTTCGTTCTCTGAAATCTCAAAATCTAAATTTGATACTGCTTGTATTGTTCCAGCAGCAATTGCAGCTACATCATAATCTACAATAATAGGAGGTTCTGATGGATCTACAGCAACCGCTTGTATTTCGCCTGCTGCTAATTTTTCAGCATCATACTGAACAAGAATAGTACTATCGTCTGCTAGTGCATAACGATAAGCCAATTCATAATGATGATCTTTCAATGCATTGCCTTGACCATACTTTGCTTCAGTGTAATCAAAAAGCAATGATTGATTTTTAGGCCACTCTTCATTTACGTTTACAATATCGTTGACGGTCAATATTACCCAATGATATTTTGGTGTACTATAGAAGTTATTAGCCAACATTTCAGGTGTTTCGCCGTCTTTAACATAGTAAGCATTAACAGCTAACTTGCTGTTTATTCTTCTATCGAGACCAACTCTTCTGAAAATATCTTTAGTTAATATCGTTTTTTCATTTGCCTTATACGTTATTCTTGGCATTGCTTTGAAAAACATTAGAATCCGTCCGCTATTCTGTTGTTAGTGAGGGTTTCAAGTTCGGTGAATGCTAACTCCAAATTAATTTCAACAGGAGCACCGTTAGTTCCCATAAAAGTAGTAAAGGCATCTTGATTGCCATATGTTACTTTTATATCAGTCAACGCACATTGAGATATCTTGTTTAGATGCTCGTTTCTGCTTCCATTGTAACAGTATTCTATTTCAAATTCAGAAGGATATTCTAAGAACAAACCAGTAGGATCATTTTCTGGATGCATATGATATTTAAATAGATCAATAATTCTTCTTACATTATTATATTCTGTTTCGTTCTTGGGCGCAAATTTGTAATTAAATGCAAACTGACGAAAGCCCATGCTAGTAAACAATTGTTCTTTATACGGATTAGCTACTTTAGCAGACGCTAAATCAACAGCAGAACCTAGTTCTCCTCCTATTCCAAAAGAAGATGGTAAATTAGCTGCGGCTTTAATTGCGCCTCTTATTCCTAGTTCTCCCACACCTGTTCCAGATTCCAGTAAGTCAGAGGCATTAAATTCAGTGCCTTTCATTCCAGCTAAAGGTCCTAGCTCTTTGTTTTCCCAATTTGCGCTATATCTAGCAACAGGAGGCTGTGAGATATGTAAATTAATTTGTCCTAGAGTTCTAACTGTTCTAACACTTTCTACTACCGCAGAAGCTAAGCCAGCACCGACGCTACCTCCTAAAAAACCAGACAACAATTTGCCAGCGCCGCTTGCTTTTGACCCTGCAAGAGAAAACCCAATAGCGGCTCCTGCGACTGACGCAGATAGTAACGATATAGTTCGATCCTGATCTGCGGTAAAATTATTTTGTTCAGTTTTTTCTACTACCTCAAGTGATCCACCGGCGTTCTTAAGGACTCCGCTAGACCCTATTCCATCGTTGGTAAGTTGAGCTACACGACTGTTTTCTCTAGCTAAGATACTGAAGCGTACACTATGAAGTTGTTCTGGATTTTTTGAATCTCGTTCGCCGACTTTCAAAGGATACTCAAGAGAAATCGCAGAAGTATAAACATATTTTTTTAGAGCGTCTTTTTCTTCTTGTGGGATATCAGATACTTCTTCCGTTTCGTAAGGATTTTTTCCATCTAACCTTGAAGACACAGCATCCGCCACATTAAATATATCTGGTACATCGGATTCGTACCTTTGTCTGAGTGCGGCTACGTCTTGCTCGGTTAGTTTGGCACCGGTTGCTCTGATAGTTGAGAGTTCTGATTCAAATGACATTCTAATTCCTGCGTAAAGAATTGTTTTCTTTATTTATAACAGGAAATTGAGGATATACTAATCTTCTGAGTCTGGAGTGCCAGTTGCTTTCGGATCTATTATTTGGCGAGTGAATGCC